TGTACAATCTTTAGTTGAAATAGAAAAAAGCAATGAATCTGTTTGAAGAAGATGACTCTGCTTTGTTTAAACACTATGTGGAAATTGGTGCAATAGATTTTGTTGGAGTAGAAAAAAATGGCGAAGCCATTTATAAAGTAAATGAAATTGCTAAAGACATTGCTCCAGAATTATGGAAAGCTCATACAGATTACATTGATGAAACATTAATTGGGCTATACAAAGAAAATTTAATTTCTGTTTCCTATAACGAAAATCTAGAAGCTACTTTTAGCGCAACCCCAGAAGGCTTAAGGCGTTTAAAAAAACACTACGGAATTGTTCCAGAAAGAGATTCTAAAGATGATAATTCTTGGGGTTAACGAAACCTCACACGATGCTTCTGTTTCTTTAATAGAAAATGGAAAAATTATTTTTGCGGGACACGCAGAAAGATATAGCAAGCAAAAGAATGATTGGTATATCAATGATAGTTTAGTTAATGATGCTTTGTCATATGGTGCACCTGATGCTATAGCTTACTACGAGAAACCCTTTCTAAAGGCCTCTAGGCTATTTTTAAAGGGTGGTGTAGGGGACTGGAAGCCAAGGTTTAATATAGAAGGTATCCCAAGAAAATCATTTAGCCATCATTACTCACACGCATGTGCTGGATATTATACAAGTAGCTTTTCTGACGCAGCAATTGTAGTTTTAGATTCAATTGGTGAATATAATACTTCTACTATTTGGGTAGGAGAAGGTGAAAAAATAAAATTAAAATTTAAACAAAATTACCCAGTAAGCTTTGGATTATTTTACTCAGCCTTTACCCAGTTGGTCGGGCTTATGCCAAATCAAGAAGAGTATATTATGATGGGGATGGCGGCCTACGGAGATTGGACAAAGTATTATAAGCAAGTAGATAATTATTTTCCTAGATATGATAAACAAAAATACAATTTTCACAAAGGAATTACTGATTGGGGATGGGTTTCAGAGCAGGACAAGTTTGATATTGCGGCAGCAGTTCAGGTAGTTTACGAACAAAGACTTATAGACTTTATGCGGCATGCAAAAAGTTTAACGAAAAAGAAAAATTTAGTTTTTATGGGAGGCTGTGCGCTAAACTGCTCAGCAAATACTAAGTTGTGGGAAATATTTAATGATGTGTGGATAATGCCTAACCCAGGAGATTCTGGAAGTTCTTTAGGTGCAGCAGCGGCTCTTTATGGAAAGCATTTAGATTGGCAGACTCCATACCTAGGATACGATTTGGGCGGGGAGTACCCAGTCAACAAAATAATTAAAGGTTTAGCTGACAACAAAATAGTTGCAGTTGCCTCTGGAAGAGCAGAGTTTGGTCCAAGGGCTTTGGGAAACAGAAGCATACTTGCAGACCCAAGAGATCCAGACATAAAAAACAAAGTAAATTTAATAAAAAAAAGAGAATCATTTAGGCCTTTTGCCCCAGTTGTGATGGAAGAGCATGCCAACAAATGGTTTGATATTAATTTTAGTTCTCCGTATATGCAATACGCAGTTAAATGTTTAAGGCCAGACATAATACCGTCTGTTGTGCATGCTGATGGCACATCTAGGATTCAGACGGTTAATAAAAATCAGCACCCAGGTCTTTACGAAGTACTACAGAAATGGCTGGATCTAACTGGGGTTCCAATTTTATTAAATACTAGCTTAAATGTTAAAGGCCAGCCTTTAATTAATGACGAAAAAGACATATCGGAATGGGAAAAATATTACCAACATCAAATAATTTCATAGTGGTATAATGGGTATATGTTGATACATAAGGGAAAATGGATAAAAAAAGCTGAAGACGTTACTTGCTCTATGCTTTGGAAAGAATGGTCTTCTGGTTTCCCTGATGATCCGTTGGTTTTAATAGCAAAAGAAAGAATTTCAAAATACACCAGAGAAGACTGGGACGAAATGATTAAAGAAGCACACGAATTAAACGCATATCTTGCAGAGTGTATTAATAATAAAGTGCCAGTAGAAGACCCTAAAGCAGAGCATGGATGGGATATGTTTGTAGATCATTTTGTTAAATGGTTTTTCCCAGTAAATGAAGAGTATTTAATAAGACTTAGATTACAAACTCAAGTAAATAAAAAATATGCTTTATTTTTTGAAAAGCAAGCCCCAGGACTAAACTCATACCTTTTGAAATGCTCTAAAGCTTATGCTTATAAAAGAAAAGATGCCTGGGATAGTTTGTCGACAAATAAAATATGAAAGAAAGCTTTTCTCCAAAACCTGTTAATATTGATAATATTACAAAACAAATAGGTACAGGTATCGACAACATAAAAGTTTTTGAAAATTATTTAACTGATAAAGAATCTGAAACTGCAATGTCAATTATTTCAAGGTATAAGGTAAAAGAAGGAGTAAATCATTCTTACCCAATACATACCTTAGAAGAATATACACCTTCGCAAGAAGAGCTATTATTTACCAAAATAATGAGAAAAAAACTTATTCATAAAGTAACCCTAGAATACAAAATGAAATTTGTACAAGATAAACCTTTTCTGTATATAGTTCATCCAACTGGAACTTATATTGATCCGCACACAGATATATTAGACATAGATGAGCCAGATTATGAAAACGATACTTATGAATCTCAAATAGAAAAATATCCATATTTATGGAGTGGTCACCTGTCTGTACTTGCATATTTAAATGATGATTATGAAGGTGGGGAACTGTATTTCCCAGATTTTAATTATAGCATTAGGCCTAAAAAGAATATGCTAATTCTTTTTCCAGGAAATACTCATTACGTTCATGGTGTTTCAGAGATTACTTCTGGAACTAGGTACACTATTTCTCAATGGACTCAATTCTCAGAATTTAATAAGAAATGAAGCCTATGAAGTTTCATTGGATGCACACGTTTGACTACGGAGATTCAGAAACTGAATTAGTTCAAATGGCAAGAGATTTAGAAAGAGCAAGAGCTTATTCTGTTTTATTAACATATGCTATAATTTCAACAGACTATGTTCCATTTTTGCAAAGCATGATAAGAGTATCAAAAAACCTTAAGTTTATGATGGCGTTTAGGGCTTATACAATGAGTCCAGAGTATGCAATTAGGTTTTTTAATACAATGAATGTTCACTATAAAGATAGGGTAACATTTAATCTAGTTGCTGGAAAAATGCTTGAAGATGAACAAAAAGAAGCAATGGATATGTATAATTTTGACGAGTCTTTAATAAGTACTGTCGAAAAAAGAATAGAGCTTGCGAGTAAGTGGGCAGATAAATTTTTTAATAAGATAGGTGATCAAGCGCCAATTTCTTATACAATTGCAAATTCTCCAATGACAATTGACTTGGCTAATAAATGGACAGACTATGCTATTGTACATGAGAGTAGGCTAGAGGAATCAGTTAATGAATTAAAAAATACTAAGATAGTATTAACTATTGACCCTTTAATTAGGGAAACAAAAGAAGAACTTGATCAAGATATAGCATATCACTATCAAGAGTGGACCCCTAATAAATTTGAAAAGCCTTATGTTTTAGAAAAAAGAGAGCATTTAATACGTGGAAGCATGGAAGAGGTTAAGCAGCAAATTAGAGATATATCTAATAAGTATGGGGTAGAGGATTTTATGATAGTCACAAGCCAAAAAGACATATCTAGCCTTTTGAGGCTTATGAAAGAAATGTCTGCCTGGTAGAATTTTTTAATAAATGATATAATAGTATATAGGTCGCCGAATGGGGCCTAATTTAAATTATTCGCTTGAAAGGGGAATAAAATGGTAACACAATTCGCTATGGATCTTTTTAATGATCCTTTTTTTATTGGCTTTAACAGAGAGTTAAGCCGTCTAAGCAATGCACATAAGGTCAACTCACAGTCATATCCTCCATATGATCTTCTTAAGCTAGATGAAGATACATATCGTATTTCTATTGCTGTAGCAGGTTTTGGCAAAGAAGACATCGATGTGTCAGTAGATAATGGAACTCTTATCATTAAGGGTGAGATTACAGAAGTAACTGACGCAGAAGTGGTACACAAGGGTATTGCAAGCCGTAAGTTCACACGCTCATTTGCTCTTGGTGAGTACATGGAAGTGACTGGGGCAGATCTAAAGGACGGTATGTTAAATATTAATGTAGATCGTACTTTGCCTGAAGAGAAAAAGCCAAAAACAATTAAAATAAAGTAATAGTATAATAGATATCTGCACCCCTTCATCGGGGAGTCGCAGATATGTCGGGGGAGACAGCGACACTAAATAACTGATTGACCTGAGTAAGTCTGTAAACTGCTCATTATAAATTTAAGGAGCATTATGTTTGAATATAGAGTTAAGCAAGTAATAAAGGTCGTAGACGGAGACACAATTGATGTTGATATTGATTTGGGATTTAGTATATCTTATTCTCAAAGACTAAGGCTTGCTGGCATAGATACTCCAGAGTCTAGGACAACAGACAAACTAGAAAAAAGTTTAGGAATTGAATCAAAAGAGTATCTTAAATCTAAATTCAAAGATGCTAAAGACATAGTGGTTAGAACTGAAAAGCCAGACAGCTCAGAAAAGTATGGTCGCATATTGGGTTGGGTTTATGTTAATGGAGATTCTAAATCACTTAATGAGCAGATGATAGAAGATGGTTATGCATGGGGATACATGGGGGATACAAAGGTTAAAGACTTTTCAATCCTTGCAGATAAGAGAAAAAAGAGCGGTAAGTAATGCCAGTATATGAGTATAAGTGCGAGTGTAACCCAGAAAAAATTGTTTCTAAAGAAAGATCTATAAGAGATGTTGAGCCATCTTACTTATGTAGTGCTTGTGGACTAAGAATGCAAAGACACTTTAGTCAAGTAGGTGTACAGTTTAAGGGAAATGGTTTTTATAAAACCGATAATCCTAAGTAACTAAGAGTATTTAAACAAACATACATGATATAATTTCTATATAACAAAAATTTTGTTATATTGGAGATCCAATTGAGTAGAAAGTTAAAATACTTTTTAGCTAGCCTTTTTGTTACAG